GGTTTATGGTCATTAGATAATTTAGGATCTACATTAATAGCATTGATACATAACGGAGAATGTTTTCAATGGGATGGTGATGCAACTAATGCAACATCAACACGAGCTACAATTATATCAGGGGCACCAACAGCGTCACGTGATATGTTAGTGTCAACTCCCGATCGTCACTTAGTATTTTTTGGAACAGAAACAACTATTGGTGATAAAACAACACAAGATGATATGTTTATAAGATTTTCATCTCAAGAAGATATTACAGATTACACACCTACAGCTACCAATACCGCTGGTACACAAAGACTGGCCGCCGGATCACGGATCATGGGAGCAGAACTTGGTAGAAATGCAATTTATATTTGGAGTGACACATCGTTATTTACAATGCGTTTTGTAGGTCAACCATTTACATTTGCTTTTGAACAAGTCGGTAATAACTGTGGATTGATAGGTATGAATGCAGCCGTAGAAGTTGATGGTGCTGCGTACTGGATGTCAGAAAATGGTTTCTTTAGATACACTGGTAAACTAGAATCTATGGACTGTCTAGTTGAAGACTATGTTTATGATGATCTTAACACTACATCTAACCAATTAGTTTATTGTGGTATTAATAATTTGTTTGGTGAAATTACTTGGTTTTATCCAACGTCAACATCAAACGTGGTTAACAGAGCTGTAACTTATAGTTATCTAGATTCAACAGCTAAACGACCTATATGGTTTACAAATGCAAGTAGTTTGTTTCCTAGAACAACATGGGAAGATTCATCTGTATTTGGTCTACCACATGGCACACAATACAACGCTGGTGTAGATACATCATTTGATGTGACTGGTAATACTGATGGCACAACAATATATTTTGAACACGAAACAGGAGTTAATCAACAACTAGCAGCATCAGCTGCTGTTGCTATTCCAGCTAATATTACTTCTGGTGATTATGATATTACACAAAAAGTTGTAAGAGGTGCTGCAACAAACTTAGGTGACCTTAGAGGTGATGGTGAAAATATTATGAGAGTAAGCAGAATTATACCTGACTTTATATCTCAACAAGGTACATCTATTATACAATTAGATTTAAGAAATTATCCTAATAACACAGCAGCTAGTTCATCATTAGGACCATTTAGTATTACATCTAGCACAACAAAAGTAGATACCAGAGCTAGAGCTAGAGCAGTTGCATTAACAATATCAAACACAGCTGTAGATACTAGTTGGAAATTAGGAACTTTTAGATTAGATATACATGCTGGAGGAAGACGATAATGTCAATTACAAGATTACAACAAGCTAGACAAATGTATGCTCTTGGACAATTAGTTTCAAAAACTATGGATGGTTCAAGACCTGGATATCGTGGTGATGCTGCAGGACATGGAACTGGAGATCCGGGAGAATCGGATGGACCAGGAGGTGGAGGTGGAGGTGGAAATAATGATGGACCAAGTGCTAGAGATCAGCATATGGGAACTTTAGGTAAAACTGGACCAACAAACACAGGCCTTAAAGGTGATGATGCAAAATTAGATTATCTTACAACAAGGTATCAAGATATTGATTTAACTCCAACTCAAAGAGATGATTTTAGAAATTTTCAAAAACAAGTTGGTTATTCTATTAGTCCAAGTTCTAAACCTTCCAATAGAATATTAGGTGGTTTATTAAGTATGTTTACCGGTATTCCAGGTTTAGGTTATGGTATTGGAAAAGCTATGGATCAAACAGCAATGGGTTATGGTTTAGGTACAGGTACGACTAGTGATGATGATAATGGCAAAGGAGATGGTGGTGGTGGAAATAGAGAACAATATGGTGCGGTAGGTCAATATTCTGGACCACCAAGTGATGTAGTAGGAGGAGAAGGTATTACAACACTATTAAATTCTATGCCACAAGATCCATTTAAGTCTAGATTTTTACAAAGTCAACCACAAGATATACGAAAAGCAATTGAAGCAAGTATGCAAAATTATTATACGGTATAATGGCAAAAATAGTACAATCATTAACTAGAGCAAGCGCAGAGTATGAAGAAGACGTAGCTCAAAACTTAGTTAGAGATTTAGATGCTGTGTTAGAAAAATTAAATACAACGTTTCAAGAAGAATTAAAACAGGAGATAGAAGCTAGAAGTTTCTTTTTAGATTAATGGCAGTAGTAAACCAATATAAATTTGTAGGAGTGGATAACAGTACAAGTGGTAGTGCACTAACGCCTTTTGGTTCTGGTAATCCGTTAGTTAGTGAAACTTATGTTATTAAATCTATTCTAGTTACATCAGCTGGTACACCTAGTGTAACTGTCTTAAATAATAGCATTACAGCTATTAAATCTGTACCATTAACAGCTAATCAAACAAAAGAATTATTAACTCAACCGTTAATATTAGAGGGTGGCAAAACCTTTACAGTGCAATCAAGCACAACAGACTCGTTTGATGTGGCTATTAGCTATCTAAACATTAAGAAAGAGGTAACAACATAATGAATGATATACCAGTATTAACACCAGAAAAAATTATAACTAAAATAAGTAATAAAAAAACAGGAGAAGTCTACGATACTGAAGAGGCTTTAAAGGCTGCAAATATACCCGAAGAAGATGTGCGGAGAGATGTAACAGTTATCATGCCGCCTCTTGATTTAATAGGAAAAACCAAGTAGTATGAGAAACTCTATAAAATAAGGCAATTATGGCAATAACAGATATACAAATTTCAGAAGAATTAGAGACTAACGCACCATCTATAAAGTATAGAGGTGAAGAAGGTCCTAAATCTCCACAAGAAGAACAGATGATGATGGCTGATGCTATACTAGAAGAAGAATACAATAAATACGTATTTGATTTATTAGAAATTAGACCTGAAGCTACACCAATGACATTAGAAGAATTTAGACAAATGGTTATTGCAGAAGGACAAATGAGTAAAGGTCCAATTTTACCAAGTCCAGAAGATCCAGTAAATCCTTTTGGACCTAAACCAATCGGACCACCTTTACCTAACAGACAGATGGCAGCGTATGGTGGTATCATGGGTCTAGATGGAAGAAAACAATATGGTATTGGATCATGGTTCCAGGAAAAAATTATGGATCCAATTAAAGAAAATCCATTAGTAGCTGCAGCCGCTGCAGCAGCAGGTTATGATTATTTTGGAAGAGGAGATGATTCTTTAATTAGGAAGGCATTGGGAAGTGATACATTACAAAATGTATTAAAAGGTTCAAGAGTACCAAAAAAAGATTCGGCTGGTAATGTTATTTCAAAAGATGGAGAAATTGTATACACAGATGAAAGAAAAGGTGGTGTTTATGATGCACTTGCAAAAAACATTGTACCAATAGTCGGTGGTCTTGGAGCAGGTTTGTTTACTAAAGGTCAACCAGGTGGTGGACAAGACGCAAGCACTTATGGTGTACCAAGTGATAACACAGCAATGAATATACAAGAATATACAAAAGGTCTTAATTTATTAGATGAAAAAGGAATGATAGCAGCAGGACAAAATTTTGCATTACCAGATGCTGCTAGAAAATATTCACCAGAAGAAATGATTGCAGTATATCAAAACGCAGCTAACGGTGGTAGAATAGGATTTGCTGGAGGCGGTGGTTTTGGACCAGAAGGATGGAGTGGAATTGAAAGAGCCAAAAGAGTTTGGAATAGTATGTCTGATGATATTCAAAATAAATACAATGGGTTTAATGATTTTTTTATGGGTGGAGAATGGATTGATATAAATATGGCTAACGGTGGTAGAATAGGATTTTCTGAAGGAACAAATTTAAGAAATAGAATGTCTGCTTTAATGAATAAAATGGCTAGTGGAACTATTACACCAGAAGAAATGATTGAATTAAGAAACATGGAAAGTGCTTCTATGTTTTCTAAAGCTAAAGGTATGGCCGAAGGTGGATTAATGGACCTTGGTGGCATGGAAAAAGATTACAGAGCTGAAGGTGGGTTTGTACCTATAGGAAAACAAGAAAAAGCAGACGATGTGCCTGCAAGATTAAGTGTAAATGAGTTTGTATTTACTGCAGATGCTGTTAGAAACGCAGGTGGTGGAGATATAGATCAGGGAGCAAAAGTTATGG